TTTTTAATACATATCTATTTTATAGTCTATTATTAAAATTGTATAGAAAGAAAGATGAAAAGAAAGATAAAAAAGATGCAGATAAAAAAGAATAAAACAAAAAAATGTTAATTCTATTTATTTTTAGGCATTTGATTCTTCTTTAGGAGTTTCTTTTGATTTTTCAAATGTTGTATTTATAGGTTTTAAAAACATGTCACGAGTAACAATATCATTTACATAACTGGTTTGTAAAAAAGGATTAAATCCTCTTTGAGCAATCATTTCTCTATCAGCTATTTTTGTATCTAAATCTTCACGTTTGGTTCCGCTTCCACTTTGATTTCTAGAAAACATTGAGTTTGTTATGTTTAATAGGTCAGAATCTTGATTAAAAAAAGATTCATCTGCTAAAGATTGGCTTATAGCGTTTGTTTGTGAATCATATACTTGTTCTTCATTTTTAGAAACTTTTTTTTCTGATTTAGCGCTTTTATAATAAGTTTCGCCGGTACTCCATTTCCAGGTATTGTACATTATTATAATGATTGTTAAAATAATGTATTATTAAACTTAAATCTTATTTAATAACTCCCTCTTTAATAATAACCATATTTTTTGTAAACATAAAAGCATCTTTGTTAGTTCTTCTCCTTTTTAAATTACATTCTAAACAAGCTATAACTAAATTTCCATTATTATGCCCAATATCATTATTAATTCTATCAAGAGACCATTGTTTTAATTCTCTAACTCGTTCATAAAGAATATAAACTTCATTAGAACAATAACAACATTTCATATTGGAGTTTTTTAACAAATTAATTGTCTCTTCAAAACTAACAAATTCTTTTTCTTTTAAATTTTTTTTTAATATATCCTGTTGTTTATAACAATATAATTTTGTTTTTATATGAGATAACATTTTTGAAATATATTTGTTATTATTTTCATTATTAATAAAATTCTCACCCATTAAAATATTTATTTGTGTTTCATGAGATAATTCTTCTTCGTTTAAACCCCAAGTTTTTGTTTCTACTCTCATTTTTTTTTCCTTTTCCCAATTTATTTTTTTTGTAGATTTATTGTTGTGTGGTTCTTCTAATATTATGTTTTTTATATTAGAATTATTATTATTATTGATATCCATTAATATATTATATTAATTTATAATAAAATTAATTTAAACATAATTTTATTATACATATTTTTATATTATTATATAAAACTAAGTTAAAATCTATTTTACAATATAATGTATAAATGAATAAACAACCAAATTGTGATAGTAATGAGTTAACCTCAGTTAAATGCAAATCGTCATTTTTTACGAGTTTACAAAATGAATTTTCTCGTTCTGAAAGTAAATCATCAATTGATTTAGAAAATTTAGATAAATTTCTTGAAAATGAAAAAATTACAAACTCAAATGAACCTTGGAGCAAATTAGATAAAACTGCTAAAATGAGAAAATTAACCTTATTTGCAGAGAACTATAAAGTTGAGAATAATTTAACTGATTTAGAATATGATAAACTTATTTCTTTTTTTAAAGAATGTTTAGATAAAAAAAAATTACAACGGGTTAAAGATGTTAATTATAATAAGGATACAGGTGAAATAAAAAATATACCAGCGTTATTTTTTAATAAACCATTAATCCATTTTACACTTAAAAATATAGATAAAAGAGTATCTACTTTAAAAGGATTGGCACCAAAGAAAAAACAAGGAACTGCCAAAAATATTAAAAATATAGATGATTCTGACTCTGATAAAGACGACTAAATATTATTGTAATACTAGTACTACTATTTTTATTATTTATAAGTAGGTTATAAGTAATTTAATGTAATATTTAATAATAAAAATAGTATAAAAATAAAATAATATATTATAAATATGTTTGAACTAATTGATATTACCGATAAAATTATACCTGAAATAGAATATCAATACTTTAATGATTCCGATTTTTTTGAATTATATGAAACTTGTTTATATTTAATGGAAGAATTTATTAAAGACTACCCTACTTTTGTTTCTGATCCAGATTTTGAAGATATTTTTGACGAAAATATTCAAGAATTAATGTATTCACTATTTGAATTTGATATATTTTATACAGAAGAAGCGGAAGACGAAATAAATGATATTATTGAATACGCTAAAGACGATTTTTTTAAAAATTATATGCCGCCACGTTCTTATTCTAATACAATTATTTTAGAAGACCCACATAATAATTATATTACACAACAAATAAATGTTCTCAGGAATAAACCTCAACCAGTTCAAAGAACAAAAGAATGGTATGAGTTTCGACATAATTTAATTACTGCTTCAAATGCGTATAAAGCATTTGAAAATCAAAAGGTAAAAAATCAACTTATTTATGAAAAATGTAAACCATTAAACCCAACTTTATATGCAGAAGAAATAAAAGAAGTTATAATGGTAAATACTAACACTACACTTCATTGGGGACAAAAATATGAACCACTCTCAGTTAAAATTTATGAACATATGTACGATACAAAAATAGAAGATTTTGGGTGCATTCAACACAAAACTTATTTATTTATCGGAGCATCTCCAGACGGAATTAATGTTGATACACATTCAAAGCGATATGGTCGCATGTTAGAAATTAAAAATATTGTTAATCGAGAAATAAATGGAATACCTAAAAAAGAATATTGGATTCAAATGCAACTTCAAATGGAAGTTTGTGAATTAGACGAATGTGACTTTTTAGAAACAAAATTTACAGAATATCCTGATTGTACATCATTTTTATGTGATACTGAAAATGAAGACAATTTATGTTTATCAAAAGACAAATGTATGAAAGGACTTATGATTTACTTTCATACAAAAGAAGGTAAACCATTTTACGTTCATAAACCATTAGATATGATTCATTCTAATGATATTACTTTGTGGCAAGAAAACATAGTAGATTATTATCAAGGTAACTCTGAATTTAATTATATATATATGAAGACACACTATTGGAAATTAGAAAAATTCAGTTGTGTGTTAGTTTGTAGAAATCAACAATGGTTTAATGATAATGTTAAACAATTAGAAGATATTTGGAACACTATTACAAAAGAAAGAGTTACTGGTTATGGGCATCGTGAACCAAATCGCAGACCAAAAAAAACGGATAATAATGTAGATAAACCATCCGAAGGTTGTTTGTTACATTTTAATAAAGAAACATCCAAAATAAATGTTATAAAAAAACAAACCCAAGATATTGAGTTTGATATCGACATTGATTTTGACAATGTTTAATATTACCTTAATAATGATATAATATTTTTGTATTATTTTATAGAGCAATAGGTAAATCATCCCTAATGAAAGTAGCTTCGCCATTTCTATTCCAACTAACAACCATTGTAATTATCTCTACACCTGCTTCTATTGCTTCTTTAAACGCATCTCTATATTCTGGATCAATAACAGATGGTTGAAATCTATTAGTATCAGTTCGTTGTATAACATAACACATTATACAACGAATTTGAATTTCTTTTTCTTTTTGTATCAATGTTTCTTTTTTTATCAATGTTAATTCTCTAATATGTTTTAATGCTCTTGGACTAACAGGTTCAGAAGGTTTCTTGTTATAATTGTAAGGAAAATAGGATACTTTTGAATTAAAGTCTCTATCATTAAAATTCATTTTAGTCCTCTCTTTAAAGCTAACATTTTCATAGTCTGCTAATGGGACATTTTTTACTTCCATTATAAATGGAATACTATTTTGGTCTATACCAGTAAAATCAAAACGTGAATCTATTTTATCTTTAACATAAATAGCAGTTTCTCTTCTATATCTTTTAATATTTTGTAATTTCGTCAGTAAGTTTGCGTTCAAAGCTGCTTCGGTTAATGTTTCGGCCAACTTTGGATGGATTCCAATAATTTGTTCATATTCTCTCTCTCTTAATACTGATAAGTATACAGTATGTGTACATTTCATATTTGCCTTATTTTTTGGTTTTGATTTTGAATTTGAATTTGAATTTGGACTTAGAGATATTAAAACAGACGCATTTACGTCAGCAAGTCCACAGCAACCTAATGAAGCAGTATGACCTAAAACTTCTGCATCATTGCATAAAATATCAGCAACATATGGAGTTTTGATATATTTTGAAGGGCGTTTAATAACTTGTCCTTCAATAAGATTATCTAATTTTATTAAAACTTGCATTCTTTGGATACTTACAATAAGTATTATAATTTTTAAGTCAATTTTTTATTTTAAGGGTTTATTTATTATTTTAAGGGTTTATTTATTATTTTAAGGGTTTATTTATTATTTTATTTTTATCAAGTCTATGGTTCAGTTATAAAATAACCAACTCTTAAACCTTGTTGAACTGGAGGTAATGGCAATGTAATATTTGTGTTAGTATCTTTTTTATTTTTATATAACGCGCCACAAAAATCTGCAGGTGAACAAGTTCCATTATCTGGATTATCATAATATTTCAAATTGTTAGTTATTTGTTTATATGAACCTAATTTAAATACAGGATAATGCCACCATATTTCATTATAATTATTGTCTGAAGTTTCATTTTTATTTATTAGAGGATAATCATTTAATATTGCTTGTTTAACAGATTTTGGAAAAGTTCCAGGCGTTGATAAATCATATAACCCACTAAATCCTTCAACATTTTTAATTAAACTTAATACTAATATTAGTATTAAAAATATAATACTCCCTATAACAAATTTATATTTCATATAATATAAATCTATATAAAAACTTAATTATTTAATTTTAAAAGTGACTTAAAATTAAACTACCAAATATATATACTATGGAAACAACATACATGCGTGTTACTAAAAGAAATGGTGAATTAGAAGAAATTGCATTTGATAAAATTCAATCGCGAATCAAAAAATTAGGCGAAGAAGCGTCAATTCATATAAATTATCCACAATTAGTTATGAAAGTAATTGATCAGTTATATGATACAATTTCTACAACAAAAATAGATGAATTGGCTGCTGAACAATGCGCTTCACTTTCTACCCTAAATCCTGATTATGGCACTCTTGCTGGACGCATTATTATTTCTAATCATCAAAAAAATACTAATTCATTATTTTCAAATGTAGTAGAAGAATTATATAATTTTTATGATATTCACGGCAATCATAACCCATTAGTATCATCAAATTTATGGATATTTGTTAGTAAGTATGCTACAAATTTAAATGATATGATTGATTATAATAGAGATTATTTAATTGATTATTTTGGGTTTAAAACTTTGGAAAGAGCATATTTATTTAAAAAAGGAAAATATATTATTGAAAGACCACAACATATGTGGATGAGAGTTTCTGTCGGAATACACGGCGATTTAAATAATCCTAATTCATTAGAACTCATTAAAGAAACATATAATTTAATGTCTCAAAAATTTTTTACACATGCGACACCAACCCTTTTCAATGCAGGAACTCCACGACCACAAATGAGCTCTTGTTATTTGTTAGCTATGGAAAATGATAGCATTGATGGAATTTTTAATACATTAAAAGATTGCGCACATATTTCAAAATGGGCCGGAGGAATTGGATTACATGTTCATAATATTAGAGCAAAAGGAAGTCATATTCAAGGAACAAATGGAATATCTAATGGATTAGTTCCTATGTTACGGGTATTTAATAATACTGCTCGATATGTTGACCAAGGAGGTAATAAGCGTAATGGTTCATTTGCAATTTATTTAGAACCTTGGCACGCTGATATTTTTGATTTCTTAGAAATGCGAAAAAATCATGGAGACGAAGAAACGAAAGCGCGTGACTTATTTTATGCTTTGTGGATTTCTGATTTATTTATGGAAAGAGTTAAAGACAAAAATGGCAAATGGTCATTATTTTGTCCACACGAATGTCCTGGGTTATCTGATGTTTATGGGGAAAATTTTAAAAATTTATATGAATCTTACGAAACAAATGGCAAAGCTAGAAAGACTATTAATGCGCGTGAATTATGGTTTGCTATTTTAGATGCTCAAATGGAAACAGGGACACCATATTTACTTTATAAGGACGCAGCCAATATAAAATCTAATCAAAAAAATCTTGGAACAATTAAATCATCCAACCTATGTTGTGAGGTCATAGAATACTCTGATAGTACTGAAACAGCAGTTTGTAATCTAGCGTCCGTTGCCTTACCAGCATTTGTTAATCAACAAACAAAACAATTTGATTATGATAAACTTCATCAAGTTACTAAAGTAGTAACTAACAACTTAAATAAAGTTATTGATATTAATTTTTATCCTACTGAGAAAACAAAAAAAAGTAATTTAAGACATAGACCTATTGGCATTGGCGTACAAGGTTTAGCAGATGCTTTTATTTTAATGGATATTCCATTTCATTCTGAAGAAGCCAAAAGTGTTAATAAACTAATATTTGAAACTATTTATCACGCATCTCTTGAAAAAAGTAATGAAATTTCTTTTGAAAGAGGTGAAAAAATTAAATTATTAGATGCAAACTCTATTGAAAGTGTTCTTAACGAGTATGAATATTCTACATTAAATCGTGATAATACAGATTTATTTGGCGCTTATATTTCATTTGAGGGATCACCTACATCTAAAGGAATTCTCCAATTTGATCTTTGGAATGTGAGTCCTAGTAATCGTTATGATTGGGATATTCTTAAAAAATCAATACAAAAATATGGATTACGAAACTCTTTGTTAGTTGCTCCAATGCCAACCGCATCTACATCACAAATTCTAGGATATAATGAATGTTTTGAACCATTTACAAGCAATTTATACTCCCGCAGAACATTAGCAGGAGAATTTGTGGTTGTTAATAAATATTTAATGAAAGAACTTATTGAATTAGGTCATTGGAATGAACAAATAAAAAATAATATTATTGCGAATAAAGGTTCTATTCAACAAATGCCATTTTTATCACAGCATATTCGTAATAAATATAAGATTGTTTGGGAAATGCCTATGAAACATATTATAGATATGGCAGCTGATAGAGGTCCATTTATTTGCCAAAGTCAAAGTTTAAATTTATGGATAGAAGAACCTGTTTATAGCAAATTAACATCTATGCACTTTTATGCTTGGGAGAAAGGATTAAAAACTGGAATTTATTACTTAAGAAGAAAAGCAAAACATCAGGCTCAACAATTTACAATTGAACCAACTGCGATACACAAAGAAAAAGAAGATATTTGTGAATCTTGTTCCGCTTAGAAATAAATTATGTTTTATGTTTTATGTTTTACAATAGATAATCTTTTTCTTGTTTTTGATACTAATTTATGTAATTTTGCTTTTTTAGTTTTATTATATTTACAAGTATATCCTAAAGGAGAAATTTTTTTTATATAATTAGTTATTATTTTATTTGTGCCACAAATATCAAATCCATTATTTAAAGACATACAATATACTCTTAAACAAACAATAGCATCTATTAAAGCATTATGAAGAAATTTTTTGTTTGGTTCATATCCAAAATAATATTTGTACGCTTCTATTAATTTTGGATATTTAAAAACTTTTTGGTCTTCTGTTTTTTTGGTCACATGTAAAACTTGTTTTAAAATAGGGGTTGTTATTTTCATTGTACACGCAAAATTATTATTATTCATCATTTGTTTAATTTTTTGAACTTTATCTTCTTTAGATGTTCTTATTAGTTCAGCAATAATCATTGTTCTATCAAATTGAACATTATGTCCAACAACTACATCCGCTTTACTAAAATCATTCATAAATTCATTTAAAGCGTCCTCTATTTTTGCTTTATTTACATTAGTAGCATTTAAAATTGTTTCTCTTGTTATATGATGAATTTTAATTGTTTCTTCAGTTATTGTAATATTATCAGGAATATCAATATATTTATTAAAAATTTTAGAACTAGATGAATTGTTGGTATCATATAAAACATAACTTAATTGAATAATTGATGGACAAATATTAATATATGTAGACCACAAAGAATTATTATTTTTATAATCAACAAAACTTAGTAATTTTTTACTATTTTTTTCACGCATTAACATTGTATTTGTATTTGTTTCAGTATCAAATGCCAATATTTTTACCATTAATATAATATTATATTGTAAAAAAATATAATATTAATTATTAAATTTATTATTTATATTCCTTGCATATTCCAAAAGTTTTTCTATGCCATTTAGTGATACCATATTGTTTAATGCCATCCATATGTTTTTTAGACCCATACCCTTTATTTGAATTTATGTCATAATGCTCTACTAATTCCGGATTTTCTTTGCATAACTCATCAATGTATTTATCTCTTTCAGTTTTGGCCAATATAGACGCGGCTGCTATAGATGTATATTTATTATCTCCTCCTTCAATCATTTTATATTTTATGGGTTTTTCTGTAAATGGTTTAAAATAGTTACCATCTACTAATATTAATATTTTATTATAATCAATATCTAATAAGTTTGATAATTGAAATAATATATTTCTAATGCCTTTATGCATTGCTGATTGTGTTGCCTGTAATATATTTATATTATCTATAGTTTGTTCATCTTCATATTCTACTGCCCAAGCAATCGCATTTTTTTTAATATAATCGGCAACTTGTTCTATTTTCTTTTTGCTATGAAATTTTTTACTATCTTTCATTTGCGAATGATTAAAACTATTATCTTTAGGTAAAACAACAATTCCTGCGTAAACTCTTCCAAACATTGGACCTCTACCAGCTTCATCTATACCTATTTCAATAATTGTGGTATCAGCATCAAACCATGGGGTTAACACATTTGGTATTTTTTTAGGGGGGGTTAATTCAAATACTTCTTTTTCTTCTTTATGTGAAGAATCATTATTGTCTTTAATTATAACTTTACTAAACAAATTATTATGATTAAACATTCTTAAATATATATTTATTTATTTAAATATAAATATTAAATAAATAAATCAATTTTTTTCACTATATAAATTATATAATGAAAGGTGAATTATTAATACTTTTTGTGATTTTATTGTTATCATTTATTTTATGTTCATTTTTAGGTGGAAAAGGATGCATTGAAGGGTTTAACTCTGTTAAAAATGATTCATCCAATGATTCATCTAAGGATTCATCTAAGGATTCGTCATTTACTAGTCAAAGTATTTATGATAACTATAATCATTATAATAAAACTTCATCTCCTACTATTTTTTATGGACCAGATGGAGGAACAGCAAAGGTAATTAAAACTTTAAATAATAATACTATTGTTATAACTAACAAAAATGGAACTACTCAAATTTATCATATAGATTCAAATTCTAATGATTCAAATATGTCAATTTATTATGGACCAAATGGAGGTTCTGCTAAATTAATTACTAATAATGGAAAACAATTAGTAGAAATAACAGGTCCAAATGGTTCTAAAATTGTTTATGGTAGTGATAATATACATGATACTATAAATAATTATGACCATTATAATAATAATCATTATGAACATTACAATAATAATCAATTTGATAATAATCAATATGACCATAATAATAATAATCAATTTGATAATAATCAATATGACCATAATAATAATAATCAATATGATTCTTCAGATTATTATAACTCTTTACCAAAAGGCGTTTCTCGTTCTCAAATTCCTTCAGGACAGGAAGATTTATATATATTAAAATCTCAAGTAGTACCACCAGTTTGTCCAAAATGTCCGAATCCAATAGTTAAATGTCCTACTGATACAGATACAGATGTTACTAAATGTCCACCTTGTCCTCCTTGTGCTAGATGTCCTGAACCTAATTTTACATGTGCAAAAATACCAAATTACAGCGCGTTTAATCCAAATACAATGCCAGTTCCTGTGCTATCAGATTTTTCAACATTTGGAATGTAATAGAAAAAATTTGTTAATGTTATTTTATTTAAGTAATATATAATGACGCAAACACGTAAACATAAAAATATAAATAATAAAACAAAAAGAATATTTAAAAAAAATAATTTTTCATCTTCAGATGGAATGGTTACAAAAATTTGGGGGCCTATTATATGGACAGCATTACATACAATAAGTTTTAATTATCCTGTAAATCCTACAAATGAAGATAAAATACATTATAAAGAATTTATTTATAGTCTAAAATATGTTTTACCTTGCAAGTATTGTAGAATTAATTTGACAAAAAATTTTAATCAAAAACCATTATTAATGTGCCATATGAAAAATAGAGAAACGTTTTCAAGATATATTTATGAATTACACGAATTGGTAAATAAAATGCTTAACAAAAAATCAAATCTAACATATTGTGATATAAGAGAAAGATATGAACATTTTAGGTCTAGATGTACTGAAGAATCGCCTAAAATTTTTAATTTTATAAAAAAATCTCAAACAAAAAAGAAAAAAGAAAAAGGTTGTACAGAACCTTTATATGGTAAAAAGGCTAGATGTATTATTAATATTGTTCCACAAGAGGATAAAAGCGCTACATTTAAAATGGATAAAAAATGCATTAAATCAAAAATTAAAATATAAATATATTGTAACTATGTCTTCTTCTTTAATGATTGTTGAATTTACAAAATCTACTCAAAATGTTTGCATGTGTGTTGGATTATCTATGTTATTTATTATTTTTTTTATGATGTCTCCATTAAATTCATTTATGTTATCTTCTATATTTGGAAAAGTGATTATACTTACACTTTTAGGATATACTTTATATTATAACACAAGACAAACTAACAAATTTTCTAAAAATTTTAATGTAAATATTTTGAATCAAACTGAAAACTGGAATCCAATAAAAACAAATATTATTTGTAGTTATATATTTTCTTTATTTGTGTTAGTTCTCATTATTTCAGTTATTAAAACCATTTTTTAAAGTTCTTTAAGGTTCTTTAAAAGTTCTTTAGGTAAATTTTTATATTTTTGTAAATGAATATTTAACTTTTTTATTATATACATTTTATGTTACAATTTTAAACGAATAATTAGAATTTAATTATTCGTTTAAAAGATACTATAATTTATTCTTATTTAATATATATGAATAGAAATTTATCAACTTTTAATGGTGGGTTAAATGGTTTAAATGTTTCAAAAATGGGTGGTACTTTTTCATTACAAAAATATTTATTAGAAAAAATTAGTTGGTTAATGAATTGGAAAATAGCAGCAATTATTATAGTAGTAATTATATTACTTATTTCAGCATATTTTATTTACAAACAATCGACTAATGCAAAGACATTTCACCCAAATAGAGAACATATTCCAAAAAATGCAAATTCAAATAAAACTGCTACATTAATGCTATTTTATGTAGATTGGTGTCCACATTGTAAAACTGCTAAACCTGAATGGGACTCATTAAAGGCAGAGTATGATAACAAAATAATTAATGGTTATAATTTATCATTAATTGAATATAATTGTACCAATGAATCCGCAGAAATATCTGAATTAATGGATAAATATAGTATTGAAGGTTATCCTACAATAAAATTGATTAAGGATAATCAAATAATTGAATATGATGCTAAACCAACAAAATCAACCATGGAACAATTTTTGAATACAGTTCTTTAAATTATTTTTAATTTACTATAAAGTACAAACTATTAGACATTTATAATATAAAAAAATACTTATATTATAAATAAATGGAGTTTGTTTATGTTCTTTGTGGTTCTGGATTTGAATGGGAAGATATAATTATATTTTTATCAAAGGAAGATGCTATAAAAGAATCAATGGAGTACCCAAATCATAGACTTGAAATTTTTAGTAAAACTGACACATGCGGATATACCCCTACTTATAATTATTATAAAAATGGAGAATTTATTCAAAACTCATAATCGGCGTTAAAATAACTTAAACAACATTTGATTTATTAGATAAAAATTTTGTAGCATCTTCTTCTCCCATTTTTATCCATTGGTTTCTTAATTCTTGATTTGTTACTGCTTGTTGAATAAAATCTAAAAAATTACAAATATTTTCTGTCACATTACATTCAATAGTATTATTAATATTTTCTAATTTAACTGTACCGCGTATAAAATTCATTGCATTAGTTGTGAGACACATCACATATTCTAACAATGATAATTCTTCTGTAATTTCTGCATTTTTAAAACTATTATTATCATTGTCATGTGACCTTTTTATTCCCAATATTTCATCCTTATTAGTATTATCTCTTAAACATTGATTTATAGGATAGTTACACATTACTCCACCATCTATATAACATTTTTTATCTATTATGTTTGGCATAAATATTCCTGGAAAAGCAGATGACATTGTTAATGCTTGTAATAAACTTAAATTAGGATGAGTTGTATGTGATAATTCAATAGTTTCAAAATTATTTAATTCAAATGTAAAAATATGAAAATCTATTTTTGAAAAATCATAAAATTCTTTTAATGTTACATTTATTTCTACATTTTTTGCTTGTAATAAAGGTTTAAAAATTATTTCAACCAATTTTTTATCAAATAATCCTTTATTGTAATATGATTCATAAATTTGTTTTGCATTTATTTTAAAAGCATCATTCCAAGGTCTTTCAATTATATATTTATTTAAAGTTTCCCAATCATACTTAAGACAAATAAATGCTCCAATCATTGAACCAACCGAAGTTCCATATATTGATTCTATATTATCTACTTTCCAAAAATTTTCTTTTTCAAGTTTTTGTAATGCGCCTAAGTATCTTAAACCTAATGGACCTCCACCACTAATTACTAAATGTTTTATTGTCATAAATATTAAATATTCATTTTATTTAAATATATATTTTTACAAAGTTATAATGAAAAATAATAATAAAATTTTTTATTTCCGCCAAAAATTAAAATAATTTTCTTTTAAATAACAAATGGCAAATATTTTTACATTGGAAAATTTTTCAGAGTTTTCAGAAAAAATTAGCATTGATGAATTATATGAAAAGAAACGTCAAGTTGATATTGGCAAGTTAGAGTTATTTAAAAAAATATTAAATCGTATTCATGTTAGAATTAAAACAACCGCAAAACATAGTATACACGAAAAATTTTGTTGGTTTGTTGTTCCAGAAATCATTATTGGTGTTCCAAAATATGATCAATCCGGTTGTATTGCATATATAATGAATGCTTTACAAGAAAATGGGTTTAATGTTAAATATTTTCATCCAAATACTTTATTTATATGTTGGGACCATTGGGTGCCGTCATATGTTAGGAATGAAATTAAACATAAAACTGGTATAATAATCAATGAATATGGTGAAAAAATATCTGAAAATGCTGGTGAAGATGAAAAGGAACAACCTCCAGAAAATATAGAACAAATTAAAAATAGCAAAAAATATACTCCTATTAATTCATATAAACCTTCAGGCAAATTAGTTTATAGTGAAGATTTATTAAATAAGATTGATAACAAAATAAATTAATATTATTTATTTAATATATATGAAAACAAAAAAAAATAAAACATTTAATAATTGTACAAAAAAATGTAAACCAAGTCAAACAAATTTAAAGATATATTGTAAAACACATGCCAACACATTAAATAGCTTTGAAAAACAATATGAATCCAAATATAATATAAAACACATACAAACTCGTGAGAATAATACCGAAAACAAATTAATTAAATTATTTAAAACCCCTTTTACTCCTAGTAAATATACTCCTCGTAATGATTATTATACATATATAAACTATAAATGGATAAGTGATAAAAATAAAGAATTTAAAAATAGTTTAAAATATTATGTCCAAATAGATAGTTTTAGAATGACTCAGGAAAAAGTATATTATGAATTAATTGATATAATTAAAAATTATATAAAAAATAATACATCACATAAAGCTAACGCAATTCAATCCGTTTACAATTCTCTATATAATTTAAATAATAAATCTGCAGAAAATTATATACAAATTTATTTAAAATTAATTGATAATCGTATATCCACAGGAAATATTTATAATATTTTAGGAAGTCAAAACAAAAACGAAGTTATTTCTTGGGGTTCTCCTTTAGTTTGGAATGTTTTAAGAAATGAACAAAATGTACAATATTATATCTCTAATATTAGTGCTCCTAAACTAACATTATATGATTATACATTATATATTGAAAATCCTACAGATGATAATAGTACAAAAATATATAAAAATAAATTTAAACGTAAATACCTTGAGTTTATTTCCACAATGTTTAATTTGTGCTTAGGTAAAAATCATGGACTTAAAGAAACTGATGTCTGGGATTGTGAATATGATATATTAGTTGCATTAGGTTGTAATTCTGTTAAAAATGATGATTTTACAAGAGGGTATAATGTTCTTACACAAGAAGAAGGTTTAAAATATGGGTTTGATTGGAATGAATATGCTACAAAAATTGGATACACAAATGTTCCAAAAACTTTTATTTGTACTAGTCTAAATTATTTACAATGTATTATGAAAATACTAACAAAAAACAATGCATGGAAAAGTACAAAATGGAAAACTTACTATTATTATATTAATTTTAGGCAAATAATGCGGTTTCATAGTGAATGGAGACTTGTTTATTACGATTTTCATGGTAAATTTATTGAAGGGCAATCCGCCCCAATGCCACAAGAAATATATCCTGTATTAGGAATGTCATTTTGTTTTAATACATTTTTAACAAATGAGTATATTAATAAAAATAAAGACCAAAGGTATATTGATTATACTCATAATATGGCAAGTGATTTATTAAATATTTATAAAAGAATTATTAAACGTAATACTTGGTTATCGCCTTCAACTAAAAAGTTTGCTTTATTAAAATTAGAACATATAAAATTAGAAGTTGGAAGTCCAAAAATATTAAGAGAAGATCCTATTTTAGAGTATGATAGTAATGAAGCATTTCAAAATATAATAAAAATAGCTAAATGGCGAACAAAACAATTTATTAAATTAGACGGTAAGTCATCTAAAGTAGATATTCCAACTATAGATTGGGAACATTTTAAAATGATAGGAAAGCAATCATATATTGTAAATGCGTATTATACTCCAACGGAAAATTCAATTTATGTTCCGTTAGCTTATTTACAAAAACCATTTATAGATTTAGAAGAAAGAGGAATTGAATATAATTTAGCTCACATTGGGTATACTTTAGCACATGAAATGTCTCATTGTTTAGATGATTTAGGAAGTAAGTATGATGAAAAAGGTAATTTACATAATTGGTGGACAAAAGATGATTTAAAGCATTTTAATTTAAAAATTAAAAATGTTATTAAGCAATATGAAACATTTGCAGGATATGATGGAATAAAAATGGATGCCAGTTTAAGCGTTGGGGAAAATTTAGCGGATATATCAGGTTTAGCAATATGTGAAGAATATTTACAAGATTTTCAAGAATATAATATTGATATTGTTCCTATTCGTGCGTTATCATTCGAGGCATTTTTCACTTATATTGCAATTCAGGCAAGACAAAAAATATTTGATAAATCAATAAAAGCTCAGTTAAAAACGAATCCACACCCTATGGATAAATATAGAACTAATTGTCCACTTTCTCGTTTAAAATTATTTAGAAGTTTATATAATATTAAAAAAGGAGATAAAATGTATTGGGATTCTACAGATACTATTTGGTAAATAAAATACTTTAGAAAGTTATAAAATTCGAAATAATTTTAATATTTTAATATTTTGAATTTTTTATTTTTTTTTCTATAAGTATAATATATAAATGGTTCATAAATCTCGTAGTAATCGTCGTAGCAAGTCTATGGCCCGTGGTCGTTCTAGAGCGGCAGCCCGCACAATGAAGAGGGCCGCTGCTAGAGCTGCTTCTGCTTCTGCTTCCAAGGCAGCTTCTGCTTCCAAATCTGCTTCTAAGGCAGCATCTAGAGCCGCTTCTGCCGCTAGGTCTTCTTCTGCTTCCAAAGCCGCTAATGCTGCTAAGGCGGCATCTGTTGCCGCCGCTAAGGCTGCCGCTGCCGGAAGGTCTGCATCAGCAGCAGCATCTAGAGCCGCAGCCGCAGCCGCTCAATAAATATATAATTTATAATTCGTAATATTATAAATATACATTTAGAAAACGTAGTTATATTTTATAAGAAAATTGGTTATTTCTTATACTTTAGCAGTTATACTTTAGCAGGTTAAATAGTATTATCTTCAATAATTAATTTCTCAGATATTTTGTTTAAATTATTTATTTGATTTTGAGAAGTTTCTAATATTTTTTGTTCTAAAATTGCCTCATACATTTTTAATCCATTTACATAATCAATTTCACAAGATAAATATAATTTAATAATTAATGCCCTTGTTTCAACAACTATTTCTTGTAATTTTTCTTCTGTTAAAGTTGGACTAATACGAATTTGTTTTTTACCTGTTTGCGAATCAATTGCATAAACAAAAATTTGATTAATAATTTGTATTAATGCATTTTGATTTTTATTAGCAGTTTGAATCATAGTTTTTAAATTTTTAGCGTAATCACTAAATAGTTTATTACTTAAAGGACCTTTATATTTACGTTCAAATAATGGGTCAGAACCTGTACATTCATCCATTTTATGATAATCTCTTAATTTTATATCACCAAATTTTTTTATTTCTGGAGGCATTGTTGATTTGCCGGTAAATATATTATAAAATATTTGTAAATCACTTTCAAATATTTTTTTTGTTTTTTCTGACATGCCTATAAATTTTCCTGTTTTAAAATCGTAATTATCATCATAATATAACTCTTCTAATTCTGGAATTCCAGGTTCATCGGCAAGTGTTTTAGAGTTACCATCTTCACCAATATTTACATTACAAACATTTGGACTAACTGCCAAATTTCCATCTATATCAACTTCTAATGAATTTTTATTTTTTAAAGCATTAATGCGATTATCGCAAATATTTAATTTATAAATTTCTCTTGGAGTATTTTTAGGAATTTTTCCTTTTTCAAATAATGATGCTCGAATATTATTACCTTCTGTATCTTTATAGACATAAATTGGATTTATTGTTGTTACAATTGCTGCAAAAATATGAGCAATTTTAATATAAAATTTAGAAATAGACATACAAATGCGCCTTTTTTTAACAGAATTTTGAACATCAAAATTACTAATATCATCTTTATTAAAAAATATAACTTTATCTTTCTCTAGTTCATTTACTTCAACCCCATTTTTTATTCTTTGAGCAAGATACGTAATTTCTAAGTCAGTAAAATATATATTAATTATATCAGATGTTAGTACAACTAACTTGTCACAATATTCTTTATCGTATAATTTTCTTAAACTTTTAAAATCCATTGTAAGAATATAATAAGTTGCTATATAATCTAATATTTGAGATATTGATTTTGGAGATAACTTATCATTTTGCTCTTTATTAGATGATGTAGATGCATTAGATCCCGTAAATGAGGTAGATGTACTAGATGATGTAGACGTAGTAGATGTTTGATTTCCCATATAATATATATTTAATATTATTTATTATATCATAATATACCATATTTAAAATTATTATATTAGTTTACATACAATAAATAAAATTGATTTAAATATTTATTTTCTAATTTAATAAAACAATAATGATAATGAATAACGAAAGAAGCAAAAAAAATAAAGACAATAATTTTTTAGAAAAAGCAAAACTTTGGAATGTTTTTGAATCCGAAGTTATAAATCCAGATAAACCAAAAGAACCATTAGAATGTTTATATAGAACTGCGGGAGATAGAGAAAATTGTGAAAGATGTCAATTTGCTTTAGCATATTCTGATGAAGGTTTTCTAACTTGTACAAATAATAAATGTGGCATTATTTATAAGGACATGTTAGATCATTCTCCTGAATGGAGATATTATGGAGCAGATGATAACCAAAGTTCTGATCCTACTAGATGTGGAATGCCAATTAACCCATTTTTAGAAGAATCATCATTTGGATGTAAAGTTTTATGCATTGGTAAAACATCATATGAAATGAGAAAAGTTAAACGATATACAGAATGGCAATCTATGCCATATAAAGAAAAATCACAATATGACGAATTTCAACGTATTACTATTTATGCTAATAACGCCGGAATTTCTAAAAAAATTATAGATGATGCTATTCGATATCATAAAAAAATATGTGAATATGAACAATCATTTAGAGGTGATAATAAAGATGGATTAATCGCAGCTTCTATTTACATATCATGCAGAATTAATAATTATCCTAGAACAGCAAAAGAATTAGCAACAATATTTCATTTAGATGTTACTAGCGCAACTCAAGGTTGTAAAAATGCTCAAACCATTTTAAGCATTCTTGAAAAAGATATGGATAATAAAGATAAAACTGCTTTTTGTAAAACTAAACCAGAAGATTTTATTGAAAGGTATTGTAGCAAACTAAATATTAATGCTGAACTTACAAGATTATGTAAATTTATTGCTATCAAAATTGAACATAAAAATTTAATGCCTGAAAATACTCCCCATTCTATAGCTGCTGGAATTGTTTATTTTATAGCACAATTATGCAAGTTAAATGTTTCTAAACGAGAAGTTAAAGCTATTAGTGAAATATCTGAAGTAACAATTAATAAATGTTATAAAAAACTTGAAAAAATGACAGAAGAATTGGTTCCTTCTATTATTTTAAATAAATATTCTTAACTAATTTGTATACGCATTTACTTTTTATATAAAAGTAAATTATTAGTTTAGCAAAATTCGTATTATAAATAATATAAAATACTTCAGATTAATTATGTCAAAGATACCAAAACTTATTTTTATTATTCCTTATAGAAATCGACCTCAACACAAGTTCTTTTTTTCAAATTATCTAAATACTATTATGCAACAAAGTTATTTAAAAGACGATTATGAAGTATATTTTTCACATCAACACGACACTCGACCATTTAATAGAGGAGCTACTAAGAATATTGGATTTTTAACTATGAAGATAAAATATCCAAATGATTATAAAAATATCACCTTTGTTTTTAATGATATTGATACAATTCCTTTTTCTGCAATTTTTGATTATGAAACTGTTCCTGGAATTGTTAAACATTTTTATGGATTTGATTATGCTTTAGGAGGAATTGTATCATTAAATGGGTCTGATTTTGAAGCAATTAATGGATTTCCTAATTTTTGGGGATGGGGAATGGAAGATAATATATTACAAAATAGATGTGACAAAATTGGACTTAAAATAGACAGAAGTCAATTTTACAAAATTGGGCATCCCAATATTTTACATTTATTTGATGGAGTTCAAAGAATTATTAATCGGAAAGATCCTTGGAAAAAAAATCATGATGACGGCATTGATGGATTAAGAACTATTCACAAATTACAATATACTATTGATGTTGAATCTAGCAATTTATTAGATAATGTACATGTAATAAATACAAATAATATGTTTCTTATTAATATTACTAATTTTATGACTAAAATCAAATTTGAAGATCAACATTATCATAAATATGATTTAAGAGAACCACCTCATAAAATTACACATCCAGATAACTCTCGCATTGCAATAGATATAGTTGGAAATGATTGGTCAAATATTCCTTTTTATCCAACCGCAGAAAAGAAAAATGAAATGATTAAACAATATGGAGTTGCTGCCGCTGAAGAAATAATTAAATATAGTTATGAAAATTCAAATGATCCTACAAAAGTCATAATTCCACCTCCGCCACATTTACAAACACAAATAAATAATCAAATGCAAAAATACAATATCAATATTAATAAATTTTCTCCTAATTATGCTAGAAGTATTGGAGTTAAACCAAAAGCAACATCATCCGCTAATATTAGATTAGGAGGAGTACAACGTTAAATTTACATATTTGCGTAACCATTATAAACATAATTTATATATTATTTTTATAATGCCTATTAATTGCTTAAACGATATTACAAATGCTTTTTATATTAATTTACAACATAGAACTGATCGTAAAGAATATGTAACAAAAGAATTACAAAAAATTGGAATAACTGCTAATAGATTTAATGCCATACAAATGGAAAATGGTGCTATAGGTTGTAGTATGAGTCATCTTACAATTTTACAAAATGCTCTACAAAATAATTTAGACCACGTTTTAATTATAGAAGATGATATTACATTTTTAAATCCAGAATTATTTAAATCTCAAATAAACAAATTTTTTAAAATACACAATAATAATTGGGATGTTATATTACTTGCTGGAAATAATATACCACCATATGAAAATATAGATGATACTTGCATAAAAGTATCACATTGTCAAACCACTACAGGTTATTTAGTTAATGGACATTATATAAAAGTATTGCTTCAAAATGTTAAAATGGGATTAACACATTTATTGAATAAACCAAATGAAAAACATAAATTTGCAATAGATATGTTTTGGTTTGTTTTACAACGTTCAAGTAATTGGTATTTAATCACTCCTTTAACCATAGTTCAACGAGAAGATTATAGTGATATTGAAAAAAAACTAACAAATTATAAAGATATGATGCTTGATTTAGATAAAGTTGCGTTATTTAAGGCAATAAGAGAAAAAAGAACTAATACATTATTAAAGTAACAAACATTATTAAATATTATTAATTATAACAACATATTATCATAAATAATGTCACAAATCATAAACTATGAAAATGAACAAAAAATAAATTATATCATTGGTAAGCTTCCTTCAGACCTAGTTAAGCAAATATATACAGATTATATTAAACCTGAACTTATATGTAGAGAATTAAATACAATTTTAAATTCAACTGAAAGTCGGGATTTATCTTTTGAACCACTAGAAAACTTTTTAAGAAACCATGTTTTACCCGATTCTATTGTTACAAAATATTTAATTAAAAATGACGAAATATTTCAAACAATTTACAAAACACATATTATTAATCGTGAACAAACATTAGTATTATTTCCTGATTTAGTATCTTCGTTTGCCGGTTGTTGGATTATGTATCTTCATCATTAATTTATAGCAACTTTATTTAAATATATCATTATTATTTAAATATAATATTATTTATATTATATGAATGAATTATTTACATTTTTAAGTATTATTATTGTTCCTGTTATTGCCAGCACTTGTTTGTATTTGTATAAATCTAAATGTCAACGAGTTACTCTTTGTTATGGATTAGTTGATGTTGAAAGAGATGTTAGAGGAGAAGAAAAAAGTGATATTGCATTGGATTCAACTAGGACTTCTATTATTGATAACCTTTAAGTTCTTTAAGTTACTTTTTATATATTTTGGGTCTTTAAGTTACTTTTTAATTAATTTTAAGTTTCTTTAAATTACTTTTATGTATATTTTCTATTGGCACCCACTCCTCTAAAAATAAGTCGCACGTATTATGAACATTCGGCATAAACCATTTTTCTGGATAACACACAATCTTATCTACATTTGTATTTAAATATGCTCCCCACCAACTAAATGTACTATTTGCTATTATATTGTGATTACATAAACTCATCAATAACATTTGTTCCCAATCTTTTAACAATGAATTTGCTCTTTCAAATTTTATTAATGAAAATTCTAATTGTAATTTTTTTATAATATATTCTACATCTTCTATATCTTCATTTTCACAAAAATACAAAATTGATAATTTGGTATTGTATTGGGGTTTTATTTCAGATAAAATATAAGTTATTGAATTACTATAATACGTTTCACTTAAAATTTGATAAATATGTGGATATTTTTTGTAATCTCCAAATCTAAAATGCATAGAAATGAATTGATTGTTTGTAAAATTAATATTTGATATTTCTTTTACGATTTTTTTTTTTAAATCTAATTTAAGTAACTTACAAATTGATTCCTTATATCTATCAAAATATTTTGGACTTTGAAAATAACCAACTAACAAAGTTCCATAACTCTTTTCAAAAGTTTCAGGTAGTTCTTTATATGTAAAACCATTTTCTTTTATAAATATTAATTGTGGAATTTCATTCATATTTTTTAAAAATGGACTAAGACTCGATAAAAAAGTTTCCCAATATGTGTATCTTATGGTTACACCATTTGAACCAGTTCCTAATTGTGCGTTGTTTAAAAAGAAAAAAGATTTTTCGCATTTTAAAGCATACGCTATGGTTGTAAATATTTGAAACAATTGATTACCTAATCCTCCGCATAATTTACACGATATCATTTTATATAATATATTCAAACTTATTTAATATATTATACTTATTATTATTTTAACATTTCAAATGCGGATTATTTATAACAATAATATTCATCATTTTTACATAAATATACATTTGCTATTTCATCTCCATTTTTAAGTTCTTCGATTGTTTCACATAATTCTCTAGACCAATTGTAAGTATCATAAAATACATCTTCTTGTAAAATACGAATAACTGAATAACCATTATCATTAGCACATTTTTCTTTGTATATATCATTTTCATTAGAACAAGAAGTTTTATGACCATTTTTTCTTTTTGTAAAATTAGTAGTGTGACCAACATATATATCACTTATTAAAGTATCTTTACAACAAATCTTGTAAATAATTATTATTTATATTTAATATGTTCTATTTAAATATAAATTGTAAATATTACAACCAACTATTTAAAACCATGTCTATATCTTCTGTACCTTCGACATCATCTATTAATAATTTATTCAAATAACTAGGATGGTACTTTTTCATAATTTTGGGTTCTCTTATATTTTTCCATAATAAATCCCTAAATTGTGTTTTAAATTTTAAACAATAATATAAAT